ACTACTTTACAAACAGTTTGGAGAACAGTGTCAGTGGATACCGGGCGAAATTTCTCTCGGTACCACTTTGGCAATTGATAAGAGTTGTATCTTCGATACAAACCGTGTATCTCACGGGGTTCAGGGTTTAATTTTACAATTAAATCACGAATCTGTGTTATACCAGTATGTAGGTCAAAGGAGGGTGAGGAATCCTCATAATCCAGTGACTGAAAATACCTTATCAGGAGCTCTTTCTCGTTATTAGTATAATGGGAAATGGAGCTACCTCTATCATAGACTTCACATAACTGTGAGGCCTTGTATAGATATGCACCTGACAAATCACCAGCATGCCGACTTATTCGGGTCCTTATCTTCTTCGGAAGATGATTCCAAGGGATTCGGATACCAGTCACTCTTTGATAATCAAAAAGTGATTGATAAGTTAGCATGTGGTGATCAGGGAGATGGAATGGGAGGTTGTTCTTTATGAATACCTTCCCTGCAAATTCTGAGAGTCGTCCCCAATAAGATTTATGGAGCGACACTGGAATTTTCTCTTTGTTCATGAATTTGATATACGATGAGTACAGTCTTTTTGAAAAGATGATACTATCGTCTCCCAAAACCCTATACGGGGAATGAGAGTATCCAGCTTGAAGACTCAAGCTCTCTAATATCAAATTATGAGTAAGAGATAAGACTGAGAAACTCGGAAGAGTTCCCAGTGGTTGACCCTTCTCCCATCTTGAATGAAACTTCCCGTTTAACCAAATGCCACGCGAAACCTCTTTAAAAAGATTCCAAGAAAGTTTCTCGGTCTCTGATAAGGAGAGTCGCTCTATGAATGGATAAATCCACTCTAAGGGTATATTCTCGGTGGCCTTTGAGATGTCAACTGAACCCGAAAATCGGGATGATGTTGACACGCGGGATGTTATGACTGAATCAAACTTAGCCTGGTTAAACGTCGCGTCCACAGGGATATCCTTACAGATACCTTGTAGACGTTTCATTATTGGGTTAAGTCCACCTTGGATAAATCGATTGGGAACAGCAATAGGACGAAAATCAGTTCCATCCTTAGGGATGTAATGAATTTCACCAACGGCTTGCCCATCCTTATCATCTTCCTCCGGTTCTCCTAGGAGACCATAGTTAGATATTACAGAAGGGACATGTTCCAACCAATCGGGCCCAAGGGCCGGTACTATCAAAGCTTCCTTTGAAGACCATGATATATCGGTATTCCAAGTCATTGCTGAAAGTATACGCTTGTAATCTATTTCGTATGATTTAGAGTAACAAGAGTAATCCTTATACATCTCAGGAAAAACTGGGATGTAATCAGCATCATTAACTGTTTTCGGTTTAACGAATATAGACCACATCTTGTTCCAGTAGGAATGCCATTCATCAAAAGAATGAAGAGTGACAAACTTATAGAAATGCGATGACTGTCTATCATTGTTAACGGCATTGAAATACTTGGTTCGGTCTTGGTGAGACAAGAAGAGAATATGTATCCACTCCCCTAGTAAGGGTGGTGACTCCATAAACCTCCAGAACGTTGGATCATAAGATCCTAACTTCTCGAACTTTTCTTTCTTATACCAGGCAACAATGGGCTCATCACATTGATCTTTGAGGAAATTGTGAAATTTTCTCTGAGAATCCTCCAAATTAGGCTTTCCAGCCCAAGAATGGAGACCGTGAATGAAATTAAGGGCAAAGTGTGGTTGTGAATCACAATAAGCTAATAATTTCTTGAGCCAACCATTAGACCGAACTGGAATGCTAGGGATCTTTTTAGAACTTATATACCTCTTAAGGGAGGCTTCTAAGTCTTTGAAGACCTTGTTAGCAAAGACCAGTCCATTGTGTTTGACTAGGTGATTATACTTAGATAGATAATATCTCTTAAGAGACTTATCGATCGGTATAGACCTCAGTAGAACGAGATTCATGTTAAGTTCTGACATGTCAGGACCTCCTATGATCATTGTAGACATACTTGTCCACAGGATGATAGACCCATGGATTCGTTACCGAAATCAGGTTTACCCTTGTCAGGG